CACTTATCTGGTTGTCCTTGAGGAGCTGTCGGGCGGCGTTAAGGTCACTAGGGGACGCTTCCCCGCTCTGGATGCGATTAATGAACTCATCAATCAGTAGGTCTTGGAGACCATATAGTTTTTCGTTGCTGTCTTTACTCATTTCTTGCTTATCTCTTTGTAGATTTTAATACCTAAATAGAACATCGTTAAGACGCCTACGCCTATAGCTACGGCTGTGTTAATATGGTCGAGGGTTAGGGTTCCGAGGATTCCACTGGTGGCTATGAACGGGGTCACGTAAGGGTTTTCAGGTATCATTTTGGGTTATTTGTTGAGGGATTGAGGGGGTTAATTAAGATATTCTGAGCCACAAGCCTGTGTAGCCTTGGGTACTTTTGCCACCACATCCAGACATGCACCTCCAAGTGCCAGACTGAAGAGAGGAAGTTCCATTGATAACAGCACTATTGCTATAGTACATAACACTTGTAGTGCCTGTCCCTGATTGCCAAGCATGAAACGCTGTAGATGTATCACCTATTGCTATAGCTTCATAAGCAAGGGGTCTGCCCCAGCTATAAGCTCCAATAGCACCTGCGGCTGGAATTGGGGCAGAAGCATCAGCTCCATCAGCTCCGTCCGCTCCAGCAACACCAGCGACACCAGCGACACCTTGGATACCTTGTGGGCCAATACCTTCGATGTTCGTAGAGGCATTCTCAGAAACCTCTTGAGCCACAAACAGACCTTGTTGGTAAGCTGTGTCGAGGTCATTCTCAGACAACCGTGAGCCGTTCTGGAAGTCCACTAGCTGTGTGGTTCCAGTGTTACGCCATACACGTATCTTTTGGTAGGCACTGGGTGCGCTATCTAGTGTAATGGTCTTTGCTACTGCGTCACGAGAAGCAACCGCAAGGTCACTCCAGGTGGTTCCGTTGTAGCCCTTCACGTTGACGTCCGTAATGGAGAGAACGTTAAAGGGAACGCTGTAGGTAGTTGCTGTGAGTCCTGATGTATATTCAATGTAGCTGTTAGCCATAATTATTTTAGGTTAAGGGATTCTAGTAGACTTTCGGGCTGCTCGGAGAATGCCTCGCGTTCCTTTAAGATGTCATAGATGTTGTTTCCAGCGCTATCTATATAATCTGTAGCAGCTTTGGAGTTGAGAATTGTTTCACGAGCTTCAGCACGGTACTCAGAGATGACATCTTTAATCATCTCCATGCCTTCGTTGACGTCAGTACCTTGTTCGTTCTGCTCGTAGCCTTTCTTGTATTCACGTTTGAAGTCACCAGTCTTTACTACCTTGTTCAACGCTTGGCGTAGTGTCTTACCACCTAGACGAGTCTCACTCATGAGCTGTCCGTAGACGCTGTAGAGGTCTTCATTGTCTTCGTTGGTGAAGTTCTTTAGCTTCAGTCCTGAGACACTCGTAGGAACATCAGAGACGCTTCTGAAGCTCATAGCGTCCTCTAGGAGAATGTCATCAATAGCTTCACGTTCGGGAACAGTCTTACCAGCAAAAGGTATTACGTAACTAGCTAAGGATGGTTCCTCTTTGATCTTAGGCTCCCCTAGGAGCGTCAATCGGTAGTTACCTGTCTCTTGTCCTAGGGATGCACTCAGAGTAGTATCAAAGAACTCCCCAGTAGTAGTATCAGTAACAAACTCTTCATCGAACTTGTTAAAGTTACGGACTTCAGCGGGCACAGGAATAAGAGAGCGAACAACACCCATAACACCACGTTCTTGTGTCTCAGGATTAGGAGACATCACCTGTGTCATGTAGCGAGCACCTGTAGCAAACGGAGAGTCCGTAGCTATAGATTTAGTAACTGAGGTAAGGAACTGAGTCATCGTTTGGTCTTCAGTAAGACCTCCAGCTTCCTTAGCAGCCTCACGGCGTGCGTAGTCAGCGCCAAGAGCAAAGACCCCCTTGAGTGGCTCAAAGTATTTAAAGTCATACTCAGAGCCTCCCATGACGATCTTCCAGCTATTAGGAGCACCTTGAACTTTAGATGTTGCTCGTTTTTGGTCTTCAGTCATCCAAGAGTCAGTTCCAGCAACCTGTCCGTTCTTAGCCATCTCATAGCCAAGGAAGAACAGCCCAGCGCCTACGCCGAGTTTACCTAGGTCTTCATAGTCCTTTTGCATCTTGAGGTCTGTAACATCAGCAAGAGAGTTCTCTAGTTCTGCTACCTTCTTCTCAGCAGTTTTAACCACGTCAGCATCTTCAGACTTTAGAAGCGCCTTCTGCTCTTTGATGTCCATCTCTAGGTTAGAAATCTTTTTGTTATACTTACCAAAGGTAGCAACACTTCCCATCTTTGTTTCAGCTTTGCGAGCTAATCCACCAGCAATGTTCTTTCCAACATTAATAGGAGAAGCCATGTAAGAGAGATTAGCACTCAAGGCACGCATAGGAACACCAATGAACACGAAGAGCGTTCTGGCGAGGAGTCCAGCTTCATCCATGTTGCCTGATGTCTTCACAAGAGCAGAGATGATACCGTCCGTAAGATCCTTTCGGATGTCCTTCGGGTCTAAATCCATAGCACGGAAGTGGTCACGACGAGCAGTGTTAAAGATGTCAGCATACTCAGGATCATACTTAGCTTGTAGACCCCCACGAGAACGATCAAAGACTGCTTCCATGTAATCCTCAGAGGACTTCCAGACGCTATCAGCACCGTCATCAATAGCTTTCTTGATGCCTTTAGCACGAGCCGCACGCATCGAGTGAGCAATCAAAGAGATTTCCTCAAGACCACCAATGAGCGAGATTCCATAATCAAAGAAGAAAGAAGGAACTTGTGCTGGCTTACTATTTAGGATGGTAGCTTTAGCTTTAAGGTATTTACGAGCCAACTCTGATTTAGCTTCCACCACGTCTTGACGGCGCTGGGCTTGCTTAATGCGTTTCTTAACTCTGTGGTTAGGCTCAGAGGCTTCCGATAGTTGATCTTTGATGTAAGCGTTACGATCACGATACAGGAAGTTACTATCACCTTTGTTTAAGATGGTGTCCTTAGAGGAGCGTAAAGTGTCCCCTAGGTGCTTCGTAAGCATCCGAACGTACTCATAGGTTCCTGTGATGTCAGCAGCAGCGTATTGAATGCGACGAGATACCGATACATCTTTCAGCTTAGCAGCCTTAACGATGTTGTAAGGAGTGTTAATGATTGGACGAACCACCGACATAAAGGTAGCCGAAGGAACACCCACGAAAGCTGTCTTAGCTTGGTTAAGCATCTGTGTAAGACGTAGGGTAAAGTAACCATCTACGGCTTGCTGGAAGATGCCTACACGCTCTCCTGTGAAAGTCTTAGCCACTTGGTCAGCAATAGCGTCTAGCTTCTCTTCCTTGGATAGCTTAGGAGCGCCTTCAGCTTTCTTCTTAGCGTCTCCAGCAACAGTCTTAGCAAGCTTTGGATCAATCGCCACGTCCTCGTCTACAAGCTTCTGTAGCATACCTTTGAGAACGATAAGGTCTTCTGTGCGTTTGTTGCCAGCAGCAGTGATACCAGCAGCGTAGTCCGTAGTGCCGTTGTCTTGTGCTTGACGGGTGTTCGCTTGTAGCTCGGAGCCTTGTGCGTAGTCCTTCTTGGAGATAGCGCGGTCAAACTCTGTGTACTTGTCGATACGACTAAGGATTTTCTTAGCGGTAGCTATGTCTTTATTCTTAATGAGCTCGTTGATGTCACCAAAGAACTCCTGAGCGACTGCTCGGAAGTGGGATTTAACCTTGCGGGTAACACGAGCTCCCTTACCACCTGTTCGGTCACCTTTAAGGATTTCATCAATAGCAGCTATCGAAGCATCAATAGGGTCAGCTTCGGGTGCTACTTCGGGTGTCTTAGGGGCAGGGGTAGCTTCTGGAGCGTCTAAATCTTTAGGTTTCCACCCATCTACTGCTTTCCTTTGTCCGCCCTCAAAATAACGAACCTCGACATCCACAGGAATCCCTGCTTGCTGAGATGCTGCTAGTCTGTGGTTTCCTTCAAGAACATAAGGAGTGCCATCGTGCATCACACCAACAACAACAGGATTATCAAAGGAACCTTTTTCGGTAAGTTCTTTCGCTAACTTATCTACGTTCTCTTGGTTGAGCCCAACGACTTCTTCTCCGTTAGCTCCTTTAAGTCCCTTTGTCTTATCTAGTGGTAATTTAACTGGAGTATCAAATCCTCCTGTTTGGGAACCCGACCTAGGCACACCATATCGGTTTGTTCCTCGCTCTACAGCGTCTTCTATTTTACCTTCTAGCCAGTCCTCAGATGGAATGTCTTCGGTAAATTTATTAGGAGCAGGGGTAGCCTCTGGAGCGTCTTTAGATGTCGTTGGGGCTTCTGGGGCTTCCTCGATGACTGTATCTTGAGGTTTCTTAGGATCTTCAGCAATATCCTCCATAGCATCCGAGATGTCCTCTGAGAGAACCTCTCCTTTAGCCACCAATACGTCTACTTCTTCAGCAGTCTTACCACTGATCTTGTTAAAAAGTTTTTTGGTTTTAGGTGCAAGTACCTTAACACCTTCGATACCTCCCCCTAAAGCTGTACCAATAGTAGCACCAGCAACAGCACCAAATCCTAGCTCACCGAGAGTGGGCATACGTTGGTCATCAATAACAGCTACGGCTGTAACTTCACCAGCACCCATAGCAGCACCTTGGGCGGCGTGAGATGCTAGTTCCTTTGTAAGCATTGCCATTTTTGAGCCTTGCTTAGCTTTTCCAAGAAACGGAATGGTGTTCACGAGGCCTGCAAATAGCGCACGACCCTGAGAGATACCTTCTTGTCCTTCAGCTTTCTGAGCAGCTACAGATCCAGCATAACCACCTGAGAAGGTAGTACCGATCCAAGTGACAGGAGCGAAAGGCCCTGAAGCGGCTGAGGCAGGAACAGCACCCATCTGAGCAGCACTACTAATAGCAATCTCTGCTGTGAGTCCTGCTAGTTGTTGTTTAATGGTAGGCCCATCATTCTCTTCAGCCTCAATCTCCTCACGAACATTCCGAGCAACAAAGAGTGCTTCTTCGGGTGTCTCTGGTTCGACTGTAGGTGTCTCCAAGGTCTCCCCTTTAGGCTGTAATACAATGTCCTCTTCAGGTGTTTCTGGAGCGGCTTCTAGGTTATCAAATAGTCCCATATAATTTATCTGTTAGCGAGGTTTCTGAGCGTTTCTTGAGCTTCCTCAAGGTTGTAATAATCGTCTACGCTGTCAAAACCATAACCTTCCCAAGTCTTGATAGCTTCCTTCTGTTCGGGAGTGCGTTCACCTTCTGACACGCTGAGTCCTCGCAGGGCTGGTATCATGCTACGGATAACATTATCGCCTAGTAGAACATCAGCAAAGCCCATGTCAGCATCACTGAGCATCTCTAGGTCAATAGAGTCCACCGTAGGGAACCCGTAGTCCAATAGACTTGCTTGCATTAGACGTTTCTTTTCACTTTTACTAAGACCACGCTTCGTTGTTTCAAGTGCTTTCAAAGAGGTACGGTCACTGGATAGTTCAGTAGAAGTAACACCTTCTCCAGAGAATGATTTAAGGTCACGAACGCTACGATTGTCTCCGCCTTCGTCTCGTGCTGCCTGCTCTTTAGATGGTGGTAGATTGACTTCTAGGAGGCTCTCTGTGTCTCCACGGAGCTCAGCACGACGTTTGTACTGTCCTTTAAGCTCATCAGCCTTGTCTGAGAGTAAACCCTCGTATACAGCAATGTCTCCTTTAGATTGGCGATATAGGCTCGGAGCTACAGCGTCTAAGTCCGATTGAATAGCCACAGCGTACTCCTGAGCATATGCTCCAAAGCGGCTGTCCTTATTACGAATAACTTTCTGAGCTTCACGAATAATAGAACCCTTCTGGCTAGGAACAGTTGCCCACTCGTAGTCCACGTTAATACGTCTCATCATTTCGATGTAGTCGGGGTCTTGTACGTTCACCTTACGCCCATTTATGGACACGGGGAGATATGTACGAGCTGTGTTTGGGTTACGATCCATGACAGCTCTAATCTCACCTTCAAGTGATCCAAGGTCTTCAGAGGAGAACGTGCCAATAGTAGAGGCGTTGCCACCAAAGTATTCTTTCTTGGCTCGGTTGATCTGTCCTAGTTGGTCGTTAAGTAAATCGCGAACAACCTCGTTCTCGGAGTTACGTGCTAGGTCACGATAGGCATCCATCATGACATCAATACCGCCAGCAGAAGCAGCTTCAGCAAACGCTTGTGCTTCCTCATCGGAAACACCAGCACGTTGAGCCATACGTAGAGCAGACGCTGTGCGGTCTTCAACAGACACATCAGGGTCAGCTACATCTTGCATCAAGGCATCTACAGAACGCCCTAGGCCTTTAGAGTTGTCCGAGAAGGAAACCTCGTTCCTTTCTCTGGCTGCTCGGATTGAACGACGAGCCGCTGTGATCTCCTTCTTACCTTCAGAGGAACCAAAGAGCTTAGCGTTACCATGTAAATTGTAAGTTGAAGCTTCATTTAACATGGCTTCAGCTTGGGAAATTTTACCTTGCTCCATTAATACAGCAGCATCAGCAGTAACAATACCACGGAGCTTTGCGGCTTTCTCAGAGGGCTTCAGGTCAAGAGCCCATGCATTAATCTCAGCTTGAGCATGTTTAAGACCAGCGGTAGCCCCTTGTTTCTTAATGATGTCAGATGTGTCAGCAGAGAGCTGCATAAAGGCTTGGTCTTTCTTGTTGTCTACCCAAGCACCTGTAGCTTCATCTCGTAGGTTATCTACAAAGGTTCCTGTGAGTGCTGCTATAGCTTGCTCACGGTTACCGTTACCACCAAACTGGTCTAGCAACTCATCAGCAAACGCTTGTCGTTCGCCTTCCATTGTTGCTATGAACTCCTCTGGTGTTTGCTTGAGGGAAGAATCAGTGCGAGAGAGACCCATGAAGCGTTCTTTGATGGCCTCTTCGTTCATTACGAAGTGACGCTTAACGAGACCTTGCTGGTAAGCTTTATCGTAGCCTAGGATGCCCTTCGTTTCTTTGTCATTAAGAGCGCCCTCTACGTCCATAGTAGACGCAGCAGCTTCAGCTCCCATACCTTTAGCGATGTTAGAGGCTTGCCCTAGGACTTGAGGAGCTTGTCTAAGGGCTTGCGCTAGTTGTAACGCTGAGTTGGTCTTTGGCGTAGGTGCAACCGCTACGTTATATTGTCCCGCACGTTGTACGGTTGGTGATAACGCTGGTGTTCCTAGGTCTAGTTGTACTTGTTTACGTTCCATTATTTTATTAATTAATTATTCGCCTATACCAGCATCAGTAGCCCAAGAGTAAGATGACATACCTGTTTGAGCACCGCTAAGAGTAGCCCCAAGGTAATCAGGCTTTGCAATAGGCTTGTTGATACGAAGCATGTTGTTAGTGAAACCAAGACCAGCATCCCCAAGCTGTAGTGTACGATTAACGTCACTCATCTGGAGCTGTTGCTGTGTAGCAAAGTTGTAGTTAGCCTCTTCTCGTGTCAGGTCGTTGATAAGAGCGTCAACACTAAGTCCCGCTACGCCTGCTTCCCCAGCACTTACTCGTGCCGTTGCTCGTGCTTCACGGGCTTTCTTAGCAGACTCATTGACCCTCTGTGCTGCTGCTACTTCCTCTTGTCCTTGTTGGACACGCATCGATGACACTTCTCGGAGATAGCGTTCACGTTCTGCTGCCGAAGCGTTCTTTTGGACTTTCGCTTGGGTCTTTGCTTGTTGGCGTTGACCGTGGATCTGCGTACCTGCTGAGGCTACAGCCATGCCAATTCCGATTGTTACTGGATCACACATATTATTTAGAGGGGATTATAAATTCAAAGAAGGGTTGATTGCTAAAGGTAAGTTTACGAATGAAGATTGCTCCACAGAACTTGAGCCACTTTAGGGCTACGTGGTTATCCTCATGGACAAAGTTAAAGGTTGCGCCATAAGGCTTGGTTAGTCGTTGAGTCCACTCACGGGACGCTTTAAGGAATTGGTAGGAGTTGTCAGAAACACTCTCCGTGCCTAGACACCAGATGTACGCTTGGTCACCTACCTGTCCAACACCAAACATTGCTATAGGAACCCCTTCAGCATCTAAGGCTGTCAAGGTGACGTCATCACCCTCTAAGGCACTCAAGAGCGACTGACGGGGCTCGTGGCCCATACAGGCTATCTCTATCTGGTCTGCTTTACGCATATAAGGATAGATACGCTCTACGTGGTCGTGGGTAGCAACAACTACCTTACAATCCCCGTGGGTACTCAGGACTTTATCCATATCGGTTAGAGCGGGAGTGAACAAAGGATTCAAACTCGGCACTCTGGAATGTACTCGGAAGAGCACTCTCGTTTTCAATGGTGATAGTTGTGTCCTGTGGCTTGGTGAACACAGGGAAGCGGTAGAAGCCACTGTCGAGGCTCAGAGAACCAAGTACAGAAGAACCTACCACATCAGGAGTAAAGATGTTCTCGTAAGTGTCACGGAACTTAGGGGTCACCTTAACTTTAAAGTAAGCTGACCTGTCGTAGTAGACGGAGCCATTACGAATCATCATCTTAGCTGCATTAGAAGGACTCTTACCGTTCCCTGCTTTAGCTTTGAAGAGCTGCTCAGAGAACGTGTACTTCATTGTGTAAGGGATACCTACCCATACATCTGTGTTTCCTGAGACTGCTTGAGCAAGAGTAACAGTAGCTCCAGAGTTGGTAGCATTCAGTTTTAAACCATCAGTCGTGTAGACTTCCACTGAGTTGTCCGCTGGGGTGTACGGAAGGGTGATTGTAGAGGAGCCGTTGGTCACTGTAGCTGCTACTCTGTTGTCGAGGTGAGTAACATAGCCAGCAGCGTCCGATAGACCAGACTCCAGAGGCATCTCAACGAGGTTCGTTTCTCCGTTGTTGGTGATGACTGCGTAGAGGGTGGACTCGATAAACTCGATACCTCGTATCTCACCTGTGAAGGTAAACTTCGACCAAGCACTCAGGACTTTCTGATTGTTGTTCCAGAAGTAATTGTAGATATACAGGGAGCCTTTTTCATCACCACTCAGGAGAGCAATCATGTCCTCTGATGTAGTCCCTGCCATTGCAATAATGTTCCTAGGAATATAAGCAGGAACATGTTCAGTGACTTCTACCGCATCATAAGTCTCTGTGTTTGCACTCAGAGCTAACTCACGTAGTCCCGTGTAGGAACCACGAGTGAAGGGAAAGTAAACGTATGAGCCTATCGGAATTGGACGAGTTGAGCCATCAACACTAAAGGCAGTTGCGGCTGAAATCGACACGGTTTTAGGTGTAAATAAGTCCCCGCCTTTCATTACAAATTGCAATTCATCAGCAAATAGCATCAAGTTCTCTTGGAAGATAGTGGCATACTTCAGTTTAGCAACCTTTGTACTGCTGACACGGATGTCGATTGGTGCTGAGTCTAATAAGGAAGATACGGTGTTTCTATAGAAGTTAAAAAAGCTACCAGCTTCAGAAAACACAACGCTGTCATCGGTTATAAATCCGAGTCTGTTTTTGAAGAATACAATGTCGTTAATTTTTTTATTTACAAAAGAGGGTTGGGGGTTAGTGAACCCATCACCAGCCACTCTTGAGTTGTAAGTAGTCTCTCTAATTTCAAGGGTGTCTTCCGCAGTACTTACGAGTGTTATGGGCATTGTTGTTTGGTCAATACCGAGAGAAACAAGCGGAGCATAGGTCTCTACCCATGTTCCGTCTCCAAAATCTCCTCCGTCATTTGTATTAAACTTTACCCAATAGTTATCTTGATTGTATTCCGCATCTCCTACAATCTCTACCGTGAAATTATTAGGGGCGCGAAGAGGTAATTTTGAAAGAGAATCAATCTTTTTATATACGGCTCTAAGACCTTGGTCGCCTAGTCCGTCTGTAGTCACGAGACCGAAGTCGCCCTTGGAGGCATCTCGGCTGAAAATAATAGTGTTTCCCTGTAACTCTGCATTAAACTCAGGTTCATTCCCAGTAAATAAGGAACCAGCTATTACAGGAGTTGCCGTGAATTCAGAACTATACTGGTTGGTTCCATTAAATAATGCTTCAGCTATGACGGAAGTTGAGGACAAAGAAGCGTTCGTAGAGTTTTTACTTAAAGCACTAAATGTATTAGTTAGAGGAGTCTCAAGCTCATCATCCCCGACTAACATTTGAACCGATGCTCCGTATCCTTCCATCGTTAGAGGCTCCCCAGCGGAACCCTCGTGCCACCCCCAACCGCCTGTTCCAACGGTAAATAAGTAGTGAGCATTAGGATAACTGGTACCAATGCTCACGCCTCCTACTTTCTTAGTCCCGTTTCCTCTCCCATCATCTATAAATGTTACATCTACAACAGGTACTTCAAAAACTTCTTCCTCCGTATAAGGAGCTACGCCTAGATTTCCTGCGTTTAAGTTAAAACTAAGTCTAGTTGAAGTATCCGATGCATACCCATAACCCGCATTATTGATGCCAATACTAGCTAGAGTAAAAAAACCTTGGTTTTGGTAAGCGCTCTGTTGGAAGCGGTAAGTAAGATTAAAAGTAGCTTTACTTTCATCTGTGCTTTCCACGACACCCGACACTTTTACTGTGTAAGTTTTCTTATAATCACCTTGGGCAATATAGACAAAACCTTTTTGCTCCAAAGCATCCGTTTTGATTGGATTCGATGTTACTGTTTTTTTGTTATTAAGGAGAAAGGTGTTATCGGAAACGGTAAGTGCCTTTATATCTTCCCTAGCATTAGTAGTATCAAGGTAACTTCCAGATTCAGGAGTGTAACCACCAGTAGAACCATTAATGCTGGCTTCGTTACCAGTAAGGATGTTCCAAGCTTTAAGGCTCGTACCATCATGAATAACTACATACTTCTCGTTATCATCGCGATTGATAAAATGAACAAAACTGTCCTCATCAATAGCCTCCTCAAGCAACCTAGCAATATGCCGAGTGTTAGGGCGTTTCTTCAGTCCCTCTGCAACAGAGCTAAGAGCGTTTACCTGCTCCTCACATTGACCATCAAAACGAGTGGCATCAGGTTGCTGACTGACTCCTTGGATAAGGTTGGGAACTGAAGTGTTAATTAAAGGCATTATGTAAGGTCGTAGTTACGGTTGATACCAATTCTGGATGCTACATCGTAGCTGTCAAATATAGTTCTGTCAGAGCTACCTGCGTCAAACTCCAAGAGCTTAGCACGGGCGGTGTATTCATCACGAGCAATAAGTGCTTCTAGCTCTCTGGAGCCTACTACACGTCCTTGGAACACACGAGATGCACTAAGGGTGACGTAGCGACGAGCTGGCTCAGGTAAAGAGTCCCAGTCGAGTAGTCGTGTCTGGTTTACCTTGAGGTCACTGGTGAACACTGTGGTGTTATTAGAACGGTCAAAGAGACTGAGACCACGCTGAACGACATCTATTGAGGTGTCAATAGGATCCATCTCAATGATGTCATCTGAGAGGGTTATAGTGCCATCCCCAGCAGGGCTCAGGGAGACGTTTACTTCGGTGTTAAAATTCCACCCCTCGGACTGAACAGCACGGCTTACCTCATCAAGAGCAGAGATAGCTGTAGCAGCGGAAACAGGGAGTGCGTTGGTGTTGCTGATGGAGTTCACAGGGCTTTCGCCAATGTGTCCTAGCATCGAATTAACGGCTTCTAGTTTAGATGTCAGAGTGGGCATATTATTACTTTGTTAAATATTGAATGGCGGCTTTTAGGCGTTCAGGGTTGTCTTTGAAAAATCCGAGACCAGTGTTACAGGAACTACAGAGGAGACCTCTAACGGCTCCTGAGGTGTGACAATGGTCTACGTAAAGATGTGGACGGGTTTCATCGTGGTTTTCTGTGGGCGTGTCTGTGCCACATATAGCGCAAACACCTTTTTGAGATGCTAGACGGGTATTATATTCATCTGCATTAATCCCATAAGTGCGGTTGAGATCATTGCTACGTCTACAAGCCTTACACTCACTGCGTAACTTACCAGTCTTATGACTGTGAACATGGTATTCGCTGAGATGCTTGTCCTCTTTGCAAATGCGGCACTGTTTAGTTTCTTTCAAATAGATAGTGGGTGTGTTTGTGGGTTTAAAAAGAGGCCCCAAGGGGATTGTCCCAAGGGGCCTCAGCTTAATTATTATTGCTTATGCAGGGAGAACCTTCACAGCACATTCTGGCCTCAAAGCGCCGTGACCCATTGCATACTTAGCAACGAACAGGGTGCCTTGGCGTTGGATTTGGTACTCGGACTCTGTAGCGAGATCGAGCAACTTAACAGTTCCGATAGCTTCCTTAGTACCTGCAAGGAATCCCTTAGCAGATGCTGTACCGCTAAGAGCGGAGAAGTCACCATTGTAACCAGCACCGCCAGCACCGAACACGTCGTTGCTTTGCGAACCGTCACCAGTAGCAACAGCAGATGCGTCACCAAGAGAGATAACGCTGTCGAGGTGGTTGCTCTTGAAGAGGTTGATACCAGCGACCTGTGCAATCTTACCAGTTGCAACATTACCAACACCACCTGTGTCACGATTGATCGCAACATTGTCGGAAGTGAGGAGAGTGTAGTACTGAGAAGGGGTCAGGACTGCGAAACGACCTTCGTCTGGAGCGTCTTTCTCGTCAAGCGAGCGAGCAACAGCGTAGAGCGAGTCAACAAGACCAGCAGCAGTGTCAGTAGTAGCACCAGTGATGCTTGTACCGCCATTACCACCGACAGGCGATGTACCACCAGCAGCAGCGAAGAGAGTCTTCATTGTTGCGATGTCGAAACGCTTAGCAAGAGCCTTACCAAGTTCCTTAGCGTAGATGCTACGGATATCGTAGTGGTTCTTGAGCTCGTCGATATTAGCGATGAACGTCGAAGCAATCAGAACGTCATCGATAGAGATGACACGTTCAGCGTGCTTGATGCTCGATAGGTAGCTGTTGGAGCTGTCCACGATGTCTTCACCGACAGTGTGGTACTTAGCATCAGCGATACCTGTAACGGGGAACTGAGCTGTTTTACCAGACTGAATGGTGCGAACCATGTGCAGGTCTTTCATGATGTTCTGCTCTTCAAAGGTGGTCAGGATTTCTCCCGAAAAGACTTTGAGGAAAAGAGAATTTACATCTCCAGCACCGTTAACTTGTCCCAAACGGGACGGACTTGTATTAGCCATTATATTATTTCTATTTTGAGTTTGTTTACTTTGAGTAACTCCCAGAGTGGGGGCTACAGTTGGTTGTTCTTACTCACTTGGTTCACCGCTCGGTTATCCTCCTCGGAGGGCAAAGCTGTTACTTCTTGTACGTTTGAACGAAATTGGTTGATGATAGGTAGAGCCTTTGCTCGATACCTGTTGAGATTGATTTGCTTCTGATCATTACGGGGTCTTTCTACGCGCTTCCAAGCACTACCCCCACCGTTCCATATGAACAGCATGTGGTCAGCCGTAGGTGTAACACCAGTAGACTTGATGTGCTTCGCGTAGTGGCTCAGAACGGCATAGGCGATAATCTCCCCGACCAAGGGGTCAAAGGCGTCCGTATGAGTGGCTTTAGCACCAGTAATACGGTTGTAATCATCTACCATTACCTTGTGTATCTGGTAGTGACCATAAGCAGCCCCATTGTCGCCTACTACGTCATAGGGACTGTCGGGATAGACCTCCCACTGAGGGATGAGCTTAACGAAGTCTTTAAGGGTTATTGAGTTGTCTGCTTGGCAGCACCCAAACAACAAAAGGGATAGAACTATTAGTTTACTTAACACTGTTTTCTAGGTCATTCACGTAGTCGAGGATGTCCCCGATGGTTTCCCGTTCAGAGGAGCTAAACTCGTGTTGGTCTAGCTCCTCGATGAACTCAGGAATCCTGCTTTCTCTTAGTGTCACGCACCCACTCATTGATACGAGTGCTGTGCTCATTGTGACGGCGAGTAGCAAGTTCTTTAACATATTTGGTACGTACTTTCAGAAATATCGCTCCGATTTTAGGGAACGCTATTAGTAACTGAACGATGAGGGTAATCACTTGTCTTTAGCTTTACCGATGTTAAGAGCGAGCCAGTCCAAGACCTTGTAAGCTTTAGAAGCTACAGCATCGTCTTTAGGAGTTGTTGTGATTGCAGCAATAGCTGAAGCAGCGGCTACAATAGCAGTAGCAACAGCTAGTAGGTTGTCTGCGTTGGAGATTAGATAAGAGATAATTTCTTTCATAGGTTACTTTTTATGTAGGGTTAAAAGATTGAGGAAACAGACATCCGCTTTTCGACTTGTTCACGATAAGCTGGATCACTGGAATAACGAGGATCACGCATAGCTTCTGTAACTTGAGCAGTAGAACCAAATGGCTTTACACCTGCGTCACCTGAAGTAGATCCTTGGACAAGAGCAGGGCCTTTGCCGCCAGCAGCTTGGAACTGAGCATACAGTCCTTTTACAGCCACACGTGCTACCTCTACTGACTGACCTTCTACAATAGAGTTAAAGGCATCGAGGTCACCATCAGGGAGATTCTCAGAAGCCCACTCAGCCATAGCCTCATAGTTACCAGCACCGCCAATAGATTCTTGGACAACGGAAGCTTGCTGAACAGACATAGCTTCTTGACCAGCGATGTATTGCTCAACGAAAGCTCGTGGCAACCCAGCAGCTTCAAGAGCGTCAAAGGTATTGTCGGACAACTCACCACTCTCAGCAAACTCACCACGGGCATCTTCAATAGCACCTGATGTAGCCTCTGGAGCTGAGGGCTCTTCCGCTTTAGAGTCTTTCTTGTCAGCCTTGGGTTTGGACAGCTTCTGTTGAAGAGCTTTGTAAGCCTTAGCCATTTCTTCGGGGCTCTCGAACTTCTCGTCGAGCCACTCAGGGCGTTCTTCTTCTTCAGGCTCGTCTTCTTTGAGCTGTTCTTCGATGGTTTCCTTGCCCTCTTTGGGGTCGGCTTCAAGCGTTTGGTTACGCTGGTTAGCTGCTTCTTCTTGCATTGCAGCTTGTGCTTCAAGGGAGATATTCTCTTCCTCGTCTGTTTCGTTTATCTGTACTTGATGTAGGTCAGCCATATTCTATTTCTATTATTCCTCTACGGGAGCTTGTTCTTGGTTTACTTTCGCTTGGTCAGAGATAGCTTTGATACCACTGGGGCCTAGCTTCTCTGCCATTTGCATTTGTTGGGCTTGTTGGGCTTCTTGAGCCATTTGTTCATCTGTCTTAACCAATCCATCAGTCTTAATACCGAGGGATGTAGCACGACGTTTAAAGTATTCTCCGACATTCACGTATTGAGCTACAGCTTCAGGGCCTACTACTTGCGCAGCACCAGCTAGGAACATATCCAGCTTCTGTAGATCGTGACCACGACCAAGGGCTTCCACACCTGTAATGATAACAGGATTGATGATGTCTTTAGGCATCTTAGGAAGCTTCTTCTTCTTACGCATGACTTCCATCAAGCGATTAACCATAGGCATCTGGAGCTCCACTGAGAGCAACGAGTAGAGACCACCGATGGCAACCTCTAGCTCTTGTCCTAGCATACGGATCTCTTCAGCAGTGACACGCTCAGCGTTACGAACAACACCTGAGGTCAACAGAAAGGCGTGACCAAGACGCTCTTCGATCTTTACGATGCTCTCTTGGACAACTCGGAAGTCGTTGAACTTGTTGAGCTGGAGAACGGACACATCTTGTGCGTTGCCTTGAGCAATACCACCATTAGGTGATTCAGCAAGTGTCTTAGCGCGAGTTGTGCCGTTGGGATTGACGAGGAAGAGAACCTTAGCGGCAGCAGCAGAGCCTTCTACAAGAGCTCTTTGGAGGCTCTCAAGGGATTGCAGGTCGCCTAGGTACTCTTCGACGTATCCACGTCCATAGTCCTCACCGTCGATGCGGGAGAAACGGAGCGGGATAAAGGGGTTCTTGTCCAGTGGGTAGAAACCTTCACTGTCAGGGATAAGGTTGCCATTGATCTCTTGCCATACCTTCCAGCCATTCTCCTTGCGGCACACGGCAGTGAACAGGTTGACTTCGTTCTCAGCTCCTTCACCTTCAGCGTTGCCTACGATGTCTTTCATCTCTTGTGAGAGGGACATATAGGATAGCTGCTCTTTGGTGCAGATGTATAGAACGTTACCCATTGGGTCACGCTCTACGCAATAACGATCCAGATGGAACACACGCATACCACCCTCTTCAGGAAGGTAGATAAGAGCATTACCTGCAATGATAAGATGCTTGAGCCCTTCGTGGAGAGCTGTGCGATATGTCTCACGGCTAATCTCGTCCATGACAGACTCTTCGACTTGCTGAAGGGACTTCTCGATCTCAGAGATTAACTCTGGTGGAGCGCCTTCTTTTTCAAGTCCGTGTTTGTCTACGTTGAGACGAAAGAAAGGGGCATTGGGTGGTAGGAGTGCTAACAGTAATTTAGAGGCGAGGTTATTTACTCCGCGAGCTCCAATGCCTTGAAAGGGTGTCTCTAGGCGGCTATGTGCGCCGAAGCCTTCATCAGTGATGATGTAAGGTAGAGTTAGTTTGGAACACTGGCGAGCACGGTCTACGTATTGGTAACGCTTACCTTCCAGTTTGGAGTAGAGTGCTTGGGCTGTTTCAGTATTCATATGTTATCTTTATAAAAATAAACCCTTTGCTTGAACGGTGGGCTTCCTTCTGTGGGGCTTAAATCTCACCGATTGAGGTTAAGGAGCTCTCTACAGAACAAGCAAAGGGGTAAAGGGGTTAAATGTTATCTTCGATAGTGTCTGGCATAGGGTAGCTGTCAACAACAGTTACTTCTTCAAGGTCATCCAAGTCATACTCGGAGACATCCAAGGCCCACATGTCGTCAGCTGTAGGGACTGGTTTAGTCAACCAGCGTGTCCCTTTGCCTTCAGTCCAGTAGGAGAAGTTGTTATACTTGCCTTCTTCGTCAGCACGGTCGATAGCGTCTTGTTCAATTGAGAATAGTAGATACATTAGTAAATGTCGTATTGATTGTTAATGTTAGCTTCGATGCCTTCACGGTTGGCTGATTGGTCGGAGGGGTAGATGATTAACTCTTGAGCAAAACCATTGAGGGTTTGAGTAGTATTGGTTGCTCGCTGAAACAGTTTAGTTATGAGCAAATCCCCATTATTAGTATCCGTGTTGGACTGCAATGAGCCATCTATACCAAACTTGAACGTCCCACTTCCTCGTAATGCCGAGAGTAAATAATCAACACCCGTTACTAGCGTAGTATCAAAGTCAATAAAACCATTATTAATCCCCGTGTTAAGGTTGTAACGGGTCTGATTATACCTAATATAGTCCCCGCCTCCGCTTAACAAACTTACGGTAGTACCGAAGGATCGATGCTCTACAGTATAAAACAGAGAGAAATCATTGAGGTTCAAAGATTGAGATAGATTAAGGCTCTGCGAGCCTCCAAGCACATCCATTGCTGGAAGACCATTATCTGCTGTAACCAAGCTCCCACCATCAACAATCTTAGGCTGACTTCCAGCTACATCCTGCGTAGCATCATTGCCGTTACCTGACTGGTCATACCAAGTCTCCACAAAGCCGTCCACTTGGTCGTACCCTGTGTCTACTCCAGATGGTAGGTCAATGCCGTAGGTCTCTCCGATGTTGGCTTCAAAGGCTGTACGGTTGGCTGACTGGTCGGAGTCGTAGATGATTACCTCATTGAATGTTGCGGCTATATTAAAACTAGATCCACCTCCGATTGTTAGTGCGCTCTTTGATCCTGACACTGCACTCAAGACCTCCGTTGCTCCATCTAAGATTACTGTGAGTCCAGTCGATGCAGAATACCCAATTATTTGCTCGGATGTTCCGCTTGGGGTTAGGGATGTTGCTATGTTTGAGCCGCTATCTCTAATTGATAATTTATTAATAGTTGATAAGTATGTTCGATCACCCCCGCCCGATGTTGCTGGCGATATGAACGAAGCATTACTTGCACCAGATGCCTCAACTGGCTTAGATACCATGACCTCGTAAAACGAAGTGCCAAGCGTGATAGTGGAACTGAGCTGAAGCCAATCATCCGTCCCATCAAAGTCTAATCCACCAGCTACCAGCGAACCAGAAGACACAATCTTAGGCTGACTTCCAGCAGTCACTTGAGTTGCGTGGTTGCTGTTGCCTGATTGGTCGTACCATTGGGATACGAAGCCGTTTGATTCAACCTTGCTAATTCGGATATTTTTAAAATACAGAAGAGTTCCAGTAGCATAAGTATCTGTGCTTCCTATTCTCAAGTCACTAAGCCCACTAACCTGTGCATCCGTAAGGACTAGGTCGTATGCTCTTGTCCCGCTTCCCGCTGAGAAGTTAATAGCTTGTGAAGAAGGGTCTCCAGCGCTAGTAAAGGCAATGGTTTTATGATTAAATACGCTTACAGGGGCGTAGTAATCCACCTCAATCTTATATCTCCCGCCTCCTAAGAGGCGAATATCATCCATAACTGGGTCATTATCCCTGATAGAAATTCTGCCGTTTGCAAATATACGTAGCCAGTTGTCGGATGGAGGTTGACCCGCTCCATCTGCATCCTCATCAATGTTTGATGCAATTATGCAGCTTGCGGCACCCCATCCGTCTGTGCTGCTGGTGGAAAAGTTCGACGTGTAAATTAGGTTCTCCGCATCCACCCAATCCGAAAGCGTCCCATCAGCAACCTGAGCCGCCGTAAAGGATTCCTCTGTGTTGTCATTAGAGCGTCTTACTTGCACCACGTTACCTGTGTAGCTTGCACTAAGGTTACGTAGGCTGTAGGCAGCCGCAGCAGGAACCAATGCCCCTGTGCGTTCTCCATCTACCAGCTCACGAACGTCCAGTGGTGGGACTACTTGGGAGTTTACCCAAGCTTCAATATCTTTGACTTCCTTTGCTAGAAAGTCTTTCTCCAAGTTGTCACTCTTACGGCGCACTCGGACTACCTTACTGCTTCCTGCTTTATCGTTAAGGTCACGAAGGCTATAAGCAGCGGAAGCCCCGCCTACTACTTTACTTAGTAGAGGCTCAATGTCCCGCTTGATGGTGATACTTTTAGAACCACCAAAGGTTGTCTCTTTGGCTACCACTTTGGGAACCGCTGTGTGGTCTGCTGTGACTGTATTGCCATCAATTGACATCTCCCGAACCCCCGCGAACTTGTCACGGTTGATGGTATAAGTTTCACTGTCTCCACCTGCGTGGTTAATCGTGAGGGTTCGGTTTGCCATGTTAGTATTTATATTTAATTAGTAAGAGATATTAGCGCCACTACCAGATGAACCAGTGTTCACTGTAGAGCGACGAACTGTAAGAGCAGAAGTGCCACTCTTCTTGGAACTTTGGCGTTTCTTGAGTGCCTTGTTCTCGACCTTCTTAGCCACCTTAGTAGGAGGTGGGGGAGGTGCTGGTGGAGGTACTGGGTCTGGGATCTTGGGGGCTGATGTACACATAATATTACTTTGAGTTGATTATATTTTCAGTTTGAAGCTGATAGTGATGCTTAATGAAATTCACCACGGAGCGTTGTCCAT